GGTTAGACGTCCCATTGAGAAAATCCTCGATGTCGTGACATCGGCAATGCGTCACGGTTTCGCGTCAGCCGTGACGCTTTTGAAATTGACATGGCGCACTTTTCGAAAGTGCGACAATGAACGGAAGCAAGGACAGGGCATTCGCAGCGGTGATTAAGGCTTACGCCACGACCACCGGCGTCTCCCTGCGCACGGCGCAGAGGCACGCCACCTCTCAGCACCCTGACTGGAAGAAATTCGCCCAGGTGACCATGGTGGCGGCGGTCTCGCGGAAGTCGGATGAGCCGCTGTCGAGCAACGAGGCCACGGTGCTGGCTTACGCGTCGCCGCTGGCACCGCCGCCGCCGCCGCCCTCCATCGGGCTGGATCAGTCGACGCTCGCGGAACCGGAGCGGATGAAAAACGCAGCCTGGCTCATGTGGGCGGAACATTTCGCCATGTGGCGCGAGTGCCTGGGCGGCACGGAAAAAGGAACAGGCCGCATCATCCCCCGCGATGTGGCCATGGCCGGTGCCCAGGCGGGGCTACTGATGAAGCTCCGGGCTGACTTTGAAAAAGCCCAGGCGAAGCACACGCAGTGGGAAGTCGACCAGCGGCGGCTCATCCCGGCCAATGAGTTCCACGCCTATCGGTCGGGCTTTCTGATCCCGCTGCGCAACATGCTTTCCAACATGCCAGCCGAGCAGGCCATCCTGGTGAACCCGGCCAACCAGCAGCAGGCCATCAAAGGTGGGACCGAATACCTGCTGAACCGCCTCATGCCTCAGATCCAGCAGTGCATCGACGCGCTGGACCAGCTCACCCCGCACCTAAACGCGGCATGAGTTCCCGCATCGCCTCCTACCTGCGGGAAGACTTCGCCTTCTCGACGCCCCCAAAAGTCACCGAGTGGTGTGAACAAAATCTGGTCCTGCCTGCCAAAATGGCACCCGCGAGCAGTGGCCCGTTCTCCATCCGCCGCCGCCCCATGATGCGCTCGATCCTAGAGTGCGGCCACCCGCAGTCGGGCGTCCGCTCACTCACCGTCACCGGCGGCTCGCAGACGCTCAAGACCACCTCGATGATCCTCGTCATTGCCTACCGCATCGCGCACTCACCGATGCCCACGCTCATCCTCGGAAACGCCGAAGACTGGCTGCGCGTCGAGATCTCCGACAAACGCCTCGGCGCACTGATTGAGGAAAACAACGCTCTCCGCATCCACAAGCCGTTCGACCGCACCCGCTTCCGCGCCCTTTACATGGAAATGAGCGGCGCACCCATCGTCTTCGAGGGCATTAACTCGGACACCTCCACCTCCGGCTCGACGCAAGGCATCGTCTACATCTGCGAGGGTGCCAAAGTCAAACACCACGACTCCGAGCAAGCCCCCGAGGCCCACCCCATCAAACTGGCCTTCGAGCGCACCAAAGAGTTCCGAGGATTGGAGCTCCAGATGATGGACTTCACGCCGAACACCCCCAACCACATCGCGTGGAAGATCTACGAGCGCGGCACCCAAACCCACTTCCACGTGCCGTGTCCTCATTGCGGTCACCTCTTTCCCTTCGAGTTCGAGGTGAAAAAAAACGCGGACGCCGATGCTGACGAAGACATGGAAAGCATCCTCGAAGCCGAGCAAGACCGCGCCGTCTCCGACACCTACCGCTCCCTCATCTGGTCGCCCGATGCCCGTCGAGCGGATGGCTCGTGGAACATCGATCGCGTCAGAGAATCAGCCCGCTACGTCTGCCCGAAGAACGGATGCCTCATCACCGACGACGACAAGCCAGGCATGATCGACCACTACCAAGAAGTGCATCACAACGCCAACGCCGCGCTCTCCGATCGCTCCTTTCGCATCCCGTCCTTCTACGCGCCCAAAGTCAGCTTCGGAGACATGGCCAAGGAGTTCCTCGAAAAAGGAGACCTCATCACCACCGGCCTGCAAAATTTCTACAACAGCTGGCTCGGCCTCCCCTGGTCAGTAATGGCCTATAACATCACCGAGCGTCACATCGCCCGCCTCACCGGCACCCATGCACGGCGAGTCATCCCCTCGCAGCCTGCGTTCACCGTGCTCACCGCTGACCCCGGCGAAAAAGCCACGCACTGGGCCGTCATCGCCGTCATGCCTAATGGCGATCTCCTCTACATCGACTGGGGCTCCGTCACCTCCGAGCGCGATCTCATCGCTCCCGATTTCCTGAAAGCTCGGGGCTACTACCTCGCAGGCACCAGCAGCGTCATCTATCCCTCGGTCGGTTACTCCGACTCCAGCTGGAACACCGAAGAAGTCTATGACGTGTGCGATGCCTCCGGTGGATTCCTCTGGCCCGTCAAAGGAGATCCGCGAGCCACCGGCACATGGAACGAGACCCGCGCTGCGTCACGAAACAAAGACGTCAAACTCTACACGTATTCTGACACGCAGCTCAAAGACGAGTTCTACGGTCGCCGCATCCAAAAAGGCAAAGGCCCGAAAATCATCCTCCCCACCGATGCCGACATGGAGCTGAAGACCGGACTCATGGGCCAGATGAAAGACCGGCAGACCAACCTCTGGAAACGCGTGCAGAATGACCACTTGGGCGACTGCGGAAAATACGCCCTGCTCGCGTCGCAAATCGCCCGAAAAGCCAAGTTCATCGATTTCTGAACGCAGAGGCCAGCAACGGGCGCGAGTGACTCCGCATGGTGCAAGGCGCTATCGCCCGTTAGCTGCGCCGTCTGGTTCTCATTCCGGTGTCTAGCGCCCCCGAAAATAAATTCAGAATTGTGTATTGACAGAATTACAAACCTATAGCAGTATAGCCATGTTCACAACGAACACCGCCCCGGCGCTCCGGAAAACTCAGCACAGAATACCTGCCATGTCCTACGAAACCAGAATAGAACTCGTTCACTCAGTCATTTCAAATTCCGAAATGATTTCGCCTCAAACCCAAATGGGGCAACCGGTCGCCACCATTGAACCACGGTGCAATTTCCCCGACGGGATCAAAATTGTTGTGGCCAACAGCTTTGGAATCAAAGATTCCCTCAAAGCCGCTGACTACAGCTACGACGGTTGTGAAAAAGCCTGGGTTGCCGTCATCGAGGACGATGCCGACGAACTGGCGGCATGGGTGGCTGAACTGGTTAAAATGGGCGTGGCAGTGCAGTCTGGCTGCATGAGCCCTGCCGAAACCCGCCAACTCTGGAAATCAAAACAATGAATCAAATCGAAGCCCTCACCCGCCTGCTCCATTTGGGAGCAGGCAACCATAAAGAGATCACCACAGCCATGCAGGCCGTGAATCAAGGATCACCCATTGCAGATGTGCGCGCGTTACGTGCATTGCAGCACGGCGTGGCTGAGCTGCAATGCCAGGAAACAGAGTCGGAAATCATGACTCTAATCGGTGAGCTCTCGTCCCATGAAAAACGCGGGAGGTTGCCTGACGGTGCCTCTGCGCGAGATCGGCAGATTCAAGGCAGAGTTACCGACGACCGGAAACAGCATTGGAACAACTACGCCCGCCAAAACAATCTCACGCTATGGGGCCTCATTGAGGAGACCGTCGATAAACGCACGGGCTACCGTGAGGAATGAGAACAAATAGCTCAGCAGCAGACGGCTTTGGGGCTGTCTGCTGCAGCGGAAGTTCACCGCAGCATTGACACCCGGGCACGACCATGCCCGTCTCCGTTTCAGATCTGCGCCAGGAGTGGCTATTCCTGGCCCGCAACCTCTACCCCGCCACCGACTACGCGGCCCAGAAGGCTTATCTGTGGAAGGAATACACCGCGCTCACCGCCGCAGGCGATGCCGAGGGCACCGCCGCCTCGAAGGACGGAGCCAATGGAGCCTTCCAATGGAGGGGAGCCACGCCCGAAGAAAAGCGGCTCGCCTTGCGTGGAGCCATCGAGCACCTCGAAGGACTCATCGCTGGTGAAGTCGCCAGCCAATACGCCAAACCGTTTGGCTTCAAATTTGTGGGCACCCCACACGAAACCTTCGAAGGCCCCGGCTCCACCGCCAACGTTCTATGAGCAAGCGCAAATCTTCCGCCGTTACCAGCACCGCACAGCCCATGACGGTCACCAATTCACTGGCTGCCACCACCGGCACCATCCGCGTTGCGCCGCAGCGCATGTGGACCAACAAGACGCTGGAGTCCATCTCAAAAAACCGCAACCGCGTCGAGGTTTCACGCTTTTTGCAGGACGAGATCCCCGTCGTGAAATACGCCGTCCAGACATTGCCCAAAGAAGCCATCGGCAAAGGCATCGGGATGAAATCAACCTCGCAAAATCCCGCCTTCCGTGCTGCCGCCACTGCACTATTCCAAAAGTGGGCCAATGCCACGGCCTGCGATTTGCGTAAAGAATCCACCTTTTACCAGCTCCAGCCCCGCTGGCTTTCGGCCATCCTCGGCGATGGATCCTCCATCTGCCAAAAGGTCAAGGGTGACGAGTCCACCCGCGACTGGCCGCTCACCGATAAATCCCGTCGCCGGTGCCAACTTCAGACGTTCACACGCGATCAGCTCACCAGCCCGCTCGGTTCCTACGACGCGAAGGTTGAGAAATGGAATGATGGGCTGCTTTACAATGGCCTCGGCCAGCTGGCCCGCGTCCGCATCCTGCTGGAGGGCAATGCCTGGGATGCCAGAGCCGCCACCCGCGACATCGATGCAGCCTTTGTCAGCCACCTCAAAGAGAACATCCGATTTGGCCAGGAGCACGGCACCCCCGCCATTTTCACCTCGGGCAATGACCTGCTCGATGCCCTCGACCTCAAGGCCGTGCGGAAACACTCAGCCAAAATCCGCGCCTGCTTGCTCGGCGTCACCACCACCACCGGCGGTGAGGTGCCCAATGCCATGAAGCAGGTCATGAAAAACACCCAGGAGGGAACCCCTGCGGTGGACACCGGAAAACGATTCGCGGAGATCCACGACGGAGCGGTCATGCTGCCGCTCGCCACAAATGAAGACATCAAGTTTTTCACGAGTGGCGAGGCCGTCAATTTTGCTGCTCTTTTGGAGCAGCTCACCACGCCTTTCGTCTACAACTTTGGGATGCCTCCCGAGTGGATCTTCAGCATGGGCTCCCTAGGCGGAGCCAGTGCGCGGGCCATCATTCAAAAGGTCAATCGCGCCTATGAAAGCATGCGCTCCCTGTTGTATCCGCACCTCCAGTGGGTCTGGGAGTTTGTGATCGGCGACGCCATGCTGCCAGGCGGCCCGCTCTATCAGTTCGCGCAAGTCGATGACTGGAATGAGATCGACTTCGTGTGCGATCCCGATCCCAGCGTGGATCTCGGACGCGACCACAAAGCCGAGATGGAGAAGCTCGACAACAACCTCGGCACCGCTGAAGACTACGTGGAGAAAACCACCGGCGGCAGCGGCATCGCCACCCGTCACGCCTCCATCGATGAAAAGTTGGATAATATCCGCTACGCCATATCTCAAGCCACCGGGCAAACCATGGACCAGGTGAAAGTCCCCGCCAGCATCGCCACCATCATCGGCCTCGGTCTACGCCTCACGCAGGCTTCCAGCGGAGTGCTTTCCGCGCTTTCAGCCGCCACCATCGCACAGGAGCTTGACGCCATGGATGCCGAGTCCTGACCTTTGACACCCGCCGCGCATCATGCGCTCCTGGTTCAAAATTCAAAACGCTGGCTCCGACTCCCTCACCATCGACATCACCGACGAGATCGGCTACTTCGGCGTGTCGGCCAAAGACTTCGCCGCCCAGCTGAAAGCAGCAGGCACCCCCAAGTCCATCGTCCTCAATCTCGACACCCCAGGGGGCGACTGCAACGACGGCTTCACCATCTACGATGCCTTGAAAAACTCCGGCGCATCGATCACCGTGAACATCACCGGCATGGCAGCATCCATGGGCAGCGTCATCATGCTGGCCGGAGAGAAAATCCGCATCGCCGAAAATGGCCGCGTCATGATCCACCGCGTGACCGGCGGGGCCGTGGGCAACGCGGACGAAATGGACGCCGCTGCCAAGGTCATCCAGCAATTCGAAAACCGGATCGTCGCTCTCTACACTGAGCGCACCGGCACGCCCGAGGACGAGATCCGCGACCTCATGAAAGCTCAGATGGGCACCTGGTTCTTCGGACAGGAGGCCATCGACGCAGGCTTTGCAGATGAAATTATCAAAGGCACCCAGGCACGCGCCTTCAAAAACGAGTGGGCCGCAAAATTCACGATGCTCCCCGCCGCATTATTTGACACGCGTTCAAGCTCGAATCTCAACGATCCACCCCCCCCATCCCCATCGCCCATGAATAAACTGATCCTCGCCCTCGCCGCGCTTGCTGGCATCTCCGTCAAAGGGGATGAAACGGAAGACCAACTCGAAGCCGCCATCAAGGCCCACAAGCCTGCGCCTCAGAAGTTCGAGATGAACCTCGAAGACGCCGAAACGAAGAAGCTCTTCGACGCCGCCGTCACCGCAGGCATCACCGCCGCCACCGCGCCCTTGAAGGCCGAGCTCGACAAGCTCACCGCCCTCGTCACCAACGGCCCTGCGGGTTCAGCCCAGGCAGGCAAGCCCATCGAAGGTGCTGGCACAGTGCAACCCAACGAGAAAGAAATGAGCCGCGCTCAATTCGCAGCTCTCACCTTTCACGCCCGCGCTCAGTTCATCCGCGCTGGCGGCAAGCTCACCGAATAGCCAACCCCACACCCTCACCTTTCACACTCAATCTTAGATCCCCAAAATTATGGCCAACACACTGACAAACTTGATCCCCGACGCCTACGCCGCACTCGATGTGGTCTCCCGTGAGCTCACTGGCTTCATGCCAGCCGTCCAGCGCGATCCACGCGCAGATCGCTGCGCCCTCAATGCGACCATGCGCAGCATCGTCGCACCGAGCAATGCCGCCGCTGGCAATGTCACGCCCGCCATGGCGCTGCCATCGATCGCGGATCAAACCATCGGCAATCGCACGTTCACCATCTCCAAGAGCCGCTTCGCGCCGTTCTCCTGGAGTGGCGAGGAGCAGCGCAGCGTCGACACCGGCGCCGGTTACCTCACCATCCAGCAGAATCAGATCGCCCAGGCGATCCGCACGCTGGTCAATGAGATGGAGGCTGACATCGCCTCCGCCGCCTCCCTCGGTGCTTCCCGCGCCTTCGGAGCCACCGCAGGCACCGCTCCGGTCCTGGCTGACTTCGCCCAGGCCAAGAAGATCCTCGACGACAACGGCGCACCGATGTCGGATCGCCATTGCGTGATCAACACCACCGCAGGCGTCGCTCTTCGCGGCACCAGCAACCTGTTCCGGGTCAATGAGTCCGGCGACTCCTCACTGCTTCGCCAGGGCAGCCTCGGGAATCTCTACGGCTTCGACATCCGCGAGTCCGCCCAGGTCGTCACCCCGACAGCCGGTGCCATGGCCTCGGCCACCAGCACCAATGCCGCCTTCACGGTCGGTCAGACGGTGATCCCTCTCGCCACCGCAGGCACCGGAGTCGTCGCCGCCGGTGACATCATCACCTTCGCCAATGACACCAACAAATACGTCGTGGCTTCCGTCAGCTTCGCCGGTGCCAATCCCGCTTCGGGAGACAGCATCACGCTTGCCGCTCCCGGCCTGCGTGTCGCTCAGTCCGCTGCCACCCGTGCCATCACGGTCTTCGCCACCAGCGCCCGCAACACCGCATTCTCCCGCAATGCCATCCTCATCGGCACGCGCCTTCCCGCGCTGCCCACCGAGGGCGACATCGCCACGGACCACGAGCTCATCGTGGATGACCGCACCGGCCTCGCTTTCGAGCTCAGCTGCTACCCTGGCTATCGCATGGTCACCTACCATGTGTCCATCGCCTGGGGCGTCGCTGTGATGAAGCCCGAGCACCTCGCGCTCATCATCGGCTAGTTTTCCCTCGCAGGAATCGCGGAGTCATCGCCCGCTCATCAAACCGTCGCCCTTTTGGTTGGGGGCGGCGGTTTTTTTTTGGCTTTGACACTTGGCCATCAGAGTGCCGCTCATCCCTTCCGCTTCTACGATTGCCAACCTTTTCGACGGTGTCGAGCAGATGGTCGAGCCCCTAGGCGAGTCCATGCGCGGTGAAAAAGCGGTGCTCATCTATTCCGGCTCTGGCTTCACGACCATGCACGCTGCGGCCCTCTGGAGCCAACTGCCCGAGCGGGATGAACTGGAACCCGGAGGCTTTGTCCTTCAGGAGAAAATCACCTTCAGCATTCGCAAGGACATCATGCCCACCGCCCTCGCTAAACGCGCTCGCGTCCGCTGCTCGCTCAAAGGTTTGGAGGGCAAAACCTACCTCATCGAAGCCGTGAAACAAACCACCGGCGACCGCATCGCCTGGCTCTTCGAAGCTCGCCGGGACCAAGGAGGTGACGCCTAATGACCTCTGCGCTCGAACTCCTCGAAGCCCTCGGCTACGAGTCTGCCGGCACCGATCCCGACGATCGCCAACTCACGCAGTGGACCTACCAGCGCACGCTCCCCCACGTCGTCATCTCCCTGCCTGCTGACGCCTGCGTCGTGGATGTCCATTATGCCATCTACGACGCCGGACGCCGCGCCGAGTGGAAGGCCATCAAGGAAGCGCAGGACACCTATGCGCGAAAACTCCGCGTCTTCGGCGGCACCGAGATCATCCTGCCGACCCCGCCATGAAACTGAAGGTCCGAAAGATCAACGTGCAGCGTGAGATCCAGCGTCTCCGCGCCGCCACGGGTGCGGATTATAAAAACGTCATGCGCGACCTAATGAAGACCGAGGGCCGCTTGCTCGTCAGCAGCTCGGGCAAGACGCCCGGACTGGTGCAGGTCACCGCTCCGCACTCCCAGAGCGTGCGCGGCATCAAGGCCCGCGTGCAAGGCGAGACCGCAGTCTCTGCCGACATCAACAAGGTCTATGGCTCGCCGCAAGTTTTGTTCTCCCTGATCCAAGCGCAAAGCCAAGGCGCAGCCAAAGGATTCTGGGCAGCGGTGCAGCAGCAGGACTGGACCCTCGCCAACGACATCTCGGAGCGCATCACCGGCAAGCGGCTGCGCGAGTTCGATGACGGCAGTGAGCATGAGTCCCGCCGGAATCAGCGCACGGGACGCGTTCAGGGAAGAGTGCCCAGCTACTTCGTGGCGCAGAAGCCCAAGGGCCGCAGCACCGCCGCGCCCTGGGTGGCGGCTTACATCAAAGAAAAAGCCGCCAAGGTCGGCACGCTCGCCGCTGCCGTCGTCAAGAGTGCCGAGTCCGTTCTCGGCCCACTCAAAGGCGTGCCGTCGTTTGTGCGCAGGCACGCAGGCAAAGGTGGCGGCACCGTGAACCTCACCGAAAGCAAAATGGGTTACGAGGTCACCGTGGCCAACCTCAACCCGCGTATGCAGTCGGACCTCCAGCGCAAGTTCAATTACGTCCTCGCCTACCGACTCAACGCCCTCCAGAAAAAGCTTCCGTTCATCGTCCGCAGCATCGAAAAAAAACTGGCCGCTCAACTCAAAGACTAACGCCCATGCCCCTCATCAACGCCGAGACCAAGATCCCCCAGCTGCTGGCCGACTACGTGGACAGTCGCCGCACCGCGCTGGCCATCCCCGCAGCCACCGCGCTGCCGTTCTTCGCAGGCGTCTCGGGCGGCAGCAAAAAATTTCCCTGCGTCGTGTTTCACTGCCCGGACTTCGACATGAGCCAGCACCCCGAGCGCATGAAACTGAATGTGGAAGTGGCTTACGAGGAGTCGGCCAGCACCGCCGAGAGCGAAACGGAGAACGCTACCACCGCAAAGATCCGCAGTGCCCTAGCGGATCTCGCCTCGTGGAATGCCTACATCGACGGCCTGACCTCGGGCGAGCGCACGGGCTGGCTGATCCGTGGCACGCGACTCATGTCTGGCGGCACCGAGATCAATGCCGACCGCCAGACCCGCCGCCGTTTCACGCAGATCGAGGTGCGCGTGATGTCGACTGAGACCGTCTTCCCCGCCGCGTGATTTGACACGCCGCCAGCAGCATGGCAGCACCCGCAGCAGTTCACACGCATGGATCGATCACCTTGGTCGATGAACCCGCAACGTCTTCCGTCATCCAAGCGGAAAGTTTCACCTTCACGGGCACGCGCGAAGAACGCCGGACCAACCGCGCCAACGGCTCGGCCCGTCGCATCCAGAAGCGCAGCCCCGAAGCCAAGATGGTGCTCACCGGCTACCTCATCGGGTCCACCGGCCTCGCCATCCAGGAATGCGGCACCGAGATCACCGCGCTGGCCAATTTCAACGCCATCCGTCGCGGCTGCGACTTCGCCCAGGGCACCATCCTCCTCGATGAAGTCGAGGACTCCCTCAGCATCGAGGAGGACGACATGACCACCCTGAGCATGACCTGGCACGGCCTGCTCTAGTCCGTTTGATTTCCCGACATCCCCCAAGTAAAAAAAA